CACTCGCGCTCGAGATTGCTCGAACGGAGGGTGTATTGACCCGCAGGCACCCCGTCGCTGATCTTTATTTCGACGCTTACTCCCGTGAACGGCCCTTCCGAGCCGTCCATACGGACATAACGTCTAACAAAGGTGAGTCCGCCAACCGATTCTTCATCGGCCGCGTACACTCCCCAGCGAAGGATCCCGCACCAGCCGGGTTCGTCCACAGATGCCTTATCAGGCATCGACCGCCAGGCATAGTATTCCAGTCTTTGCAGATCTGGGTTATACCTTCTCCTTGGCAAGCGTGGACCAGGTGCTATCTCGCTTATTATACTTGGGCAATCTGATTGCTCAGGCGTATCACTACGCGGGATTGGACCATACATGGTTTCCAACCTTGATGTCCAGTATATAGCGGTACAATGTAAGCCTCTCGCCCAAGCGTCGTTTGTATACGACACCCAAGCTACGAGGTGTGCAGGTGAAGGTACGGAGCACCACGGTTGCTTCGGCTTAAGAGGAGTAACAACCTCCCTAGCAAAGCAATCATTACCACAGGACTCATAAAAACGTCCTGCCGTGAACGACTTGTTGCGATTAACCTTTAGGCGAACCGCTTCAAGCATTGCCATCACTTCCGGCGCATCGCGACCGGTTGTGACGACGTCGTCTCCATACACGAATACATTTCCCAGAATATTGTTATATTCCGGTTCGAAGCAGGGCATGTAATTCCCTCTCCGATTGCGTTTCTTAGTGCGCAAACACCTGTATTTGACCACGATTGCACCTATAGCAAGGGCATAGATTGTCAGCGACATGACGGGAAAGCATAGACTGCTCCCCATCGGCGCAAACTTTCTTAGCCTCACTACCCTCCCATCCGCGGCTTTTACACCCGGAATAGAGGGGATTTCAGTGCAAACGCTCCTTGTCGCTTCCAGAGCTTTAACAACATGCTCTGGCCACAACGCGCGTACCAAGTTCAGGGAAAGCAGATCCGATGCATCTTTGAGATCCACCGTTGCTAACCCTGTATGACCGTCAGACGCCAATAGCGCAAGGCCGGCGTTGATGGTTTGGTCGCGGAAGTTCACAAAACCCTTCGTGAGGTAATGTGACTCAATTGCTGGTCTAAGTACCCGCAGTTGTCCCTGTTGAATCCACTGTAAGTTAAGTGGCTCTTCAGAGATTCCCCGCGGTTTGCCCGCATCTTTCGGTACCAGTTCATACTTGGCTACCGGGAAGGCAGTGGGCATACTCAACAACGACCGCAATGCGTCAGATAGATGAGAGGCGGACCAGTAAAAGTGCTGGTCGTACGGATAACAAGCGTGGAGCTCTGGATAGAATCTATCTTCCAGACCCCACATCTTGACCGGTGCACTCTCCCCAGTGGCTACGCCACCGGGTCCATGACGCGGCGTTATGTTGTATATGTCTAATCGTGCAAGCACGCGCGTGATTAAGTCGCGCGCCACACGTGCTGCTAAGACATACTCGGCGGCCGTATCCGAGTTCCAAGCGGCCGGACTTAAGACGGATTTCCAACCAGGTCTGTGACCTGAGAAGGAACAGTATCCGTCAATGAGGGCTTCGGTACGTCGGATGACGCTTTCGCTACATCCTTCGAGGCCGGGGGAGCCGAAACAGGCTTTTTGTCCTGTTCCTGGTGCGGCACTAACTTGTGTGCTACCCATTCCTTTTCGGTCAGGGATTTGCGAATTTCCGTCAGCTTCTCTTGTAAGGAGAGCTTCTGGGCTTCGCACGCATTCCTCATCGCATCTAGCGTGGTCTGCTGCCCTATTAAGGCTGCAGCCAGGTCCTCTGGTGCATCGGTCGACAAGTGAGTCGTCGGCTCGTCGCACAGCTGCACCATGATCTGCATTGCTATGACAATCTGCTCGGTCTGAGACCGTTGGAGAGCCATGGCATCGATCATCGATTGGAACATCATTAGGAGCTTCTGGCTTAAGGCCTCGGCATTCCTGCGTTCCGTCTTGGTTCGTTGGCAAAGCTGCCCAATCTGTTGATTGTGCAGCAAGATCCTGTGGGAGTGACTCCCCAGGAGCTGCTGGATACGAACCATGTCTTGGTTTAGGGAGGATTTCCTCATTGGCGTAGAAGCCTTGGAGGACTGCCTCGATTTGTCGTTTTTCATATGCGATTACTGTTTTGGAGCAGACAGACAGAGTCTGTCTTAGGTTCCTGACAGCAGTTCCACATGGATTCGGCAATAACCACCCATCACTATCAAACACCAGCTGGAACAGCTCGCCCAGAAACCTGGGTAGCTGTGTACCGGGGAGCTTGCGCCACCCGGAAGAGTCCAGTCGATGTTCTCCACTAAGCGCGAAATCTAGGCGCTTACGGAGAGTGGGCATAGCGACCGTGAGGAAGCTAATGCCTTCGTGCTTAATTCGTCCCCTAACCTTTTGAAGGGTTAGCCGGACGGCACGGGGTGATAACTGCATGCGTAACTGCTTCATGCTGCTATAATCTGTCAGCAGCATTTCGATGGTTTCCAGGTAAAAGAAAACATCTAGGCTATTATGGTCTCGATTATTCATCGTGGATCTCCTAGCCATACTGCCGACAGACAGACCTTGGTCAGGTTTACATTACCCGATCCTTGGTCCCACTAGTCTAGCTAATTAAACAGAAGGGACTGAGGGGCAGGCTTTCGCCCACCCCCCCATCCCGGTTAGCTAGATGACGGTCTCTACCTACAGGTTGCCGAGTACCAAGCTTGCAGCGGCTTTAATGGCCGCTGGTACGCCGGGCCACACGACTGACGTGATGGCGTAGAGCACCAACCCCGCGAGGCGATATCGACCTCGCACCGTAGACGGCAAACGGAGAAAACTCCCTTTCGGGAGATCGCCGTTGCTGGATGCATTTGGCATAGCCTTTAGAGCTTACCTTGTGCAAACTCCTCTCGAAATCCGCTGATGGCCTGAAGGGCCCCCAGGCGGACGAGTTGGGAGACTACGATCGCAAGCCCGAAGTGCTTCAGATCCCCATTAATGAAGGATCCCACTTTCAGGTTATGCACCTTCCCGGTCACGCTGTCCTCAACGGACGTAAGCAGCATCGCGGTTCCATTTTGAAAGGAACCGGTCATCTGCTGGCGTATGATCAGGAGTTCAGGAGTCGCGTCCCTCTCGTCGGTTTTCCGAACGATCTGGTACGTGTCTTTATTAACGGATTCGATCCCTCGCCATTTGTTATAGACGAGCGACGTTGTTCCGTCACTGAGTGTGATTGTGTCTGTCATGGTATGTTTTACCTGTACTGTTCACTGTCCCACTTGGTTTACTTCGAACACCACCGTTTTCCGTTAGTTCCGTGCTTTATCATCGCACGGGCCAACAGACTCTGATGTTATTCTAGGTCGAGGGTTCCACCCTATGGGAGGAGCGCTGCGTCGTGTTTCCGAACGCCCGCTTTCCAATTTCGCGTCAAGGTGCCGATTGGGCACCCCAACGTACCGACCCTAGCGCGAGCGCCAAGGCTAGTAGCTTCTCCATTGTAGAGAAGTCGCTGGTTTTTGGCATTCCAAGCAATGACGGTATCCGCCTTTTTCTGACGTATACCTCTTCACGCTTCACTGCTACTACTTGCGGTGGGCGGATCGAGTAACGTATGCCATCAGCCTCGTAAGGTTCGTCCCTGTAGGGAGAAACCTCGAAAGACTGTACAACGGCATATTTTACACTCTCCGAACCTGTATGAATACTAACTACAGGTTCTAATTGATGGGGCTCCAGTCGATCGAGCATTGGTCCTATTTTCAAGAACCAGTCGACCACGAAGCTCCACCTCGTAGCTCTCCATATAACAGCTGGACTGGCGGATAGCCCGAAGGCGTCCGTCCGTCCCAATGCGTCCGCAATCTGACGCATCTCAGGAGAGAATGAGAAGCTATAGTGCACACTGAGGTGATACACTGGCTCCTCCAACGACCATACCTTTCGATATGGTATGAGTCCCGGCTTCCACTCACCATCGAACGGTTCCACATCGGGTGACTTTAAGATGTCATCCTCTGTCAGGGCGCGTTCGAAGTGTCCACGCTGGATGGTTCCGTCGGCTCTTTTTAGGAGCTTTCGGACCTTAGGCGTAGTGGTTGCTAAGGCCTTGCCTACGGCCTCGAGGTCGCTAATAAGTGGCGCTACCGCAAACTCCCAATTAAGGAAGTGATCGGGCGCCAGCCTCGCAAGATTCCGAAGAATCTTCCATATCGAGTCTTTCTTTGCAAAAGGAACCCTCGATACGGGCAAGCCGGTTAAGGCTTGCATTCTCTGCACTATTTCCCGGTTTCGCCTCCAACGTTTAACACGCGGAGCGAGCCCGTCACGTCCAAAGCCTAAAATTCGGCTAAGGAACGCGCCTTCTGGTTTCTCAACCAGCCACTCGTGGAACTTCCTAGCGCTCTTTCTGGTTCTGCGAAGCAGTCCAGGGAGCATTCGGAAGTCTTTGAGCTCATACACCGAGTTGATTCCATTCAACTCCTTGCGTATGTAGGGATAGATGGCATACCAACCTTCTGAAGACCAGTCTGGAATACTCCAGGCCAGTTCTCCTTTCTCAGGTGGTAGCAGAGACGGATGATTAACCGTTTTGAACGCATCCAACACCAAGGTAATATTGGTATTCCCAGGGGCATAAACGGACCCCGAGAATATGTTACCATATGGCGCTGAACCCACCCAGTCTATTTGTAACTGGGCGGAAACCGGCTGATTGATTGTTGCTGAGTAGTGATAACATGCGTTATCCTGTTCCCAACCTTCATCTTGATCAACCATAACCTCATAGGTGCCAACACTGAGTGTGTTGTTCACCGTACTAGGTATGAATGTTTGCATCACTCGGCCTACTTGTGGACCATTCACGATTTGATTCGGAAATGACACAGGTTGCAGGCTGTCGCGTTCGCGGTATCTCATATTAGCAGCAGTTTTGTTACGGGTTTTGACCCGTGGCATGCGGTGTTATCACCAGGGAGTGCATCCGAAAG